GGATACGGATTAACAAAGGGGCCTGCATCGATAGCAGGTCGGTTAAAATAATTATCTAAATCAAATGGGGCGCCTGCCCTTAGTTTATAAGTCATAGTGTATTTATTACACTATTATGTCACGATCCCTGTAGTTGCTTTGATATATTGTTTTGCCGCAGATTCTTCAGTGGTTTCTAACACTGTGATAGTGGATTTGCTCATTCTGATATCTTTATCAGGATCCACGGTAAACAAATATGGAACCATGCCAATTCCTTGCTGGCCCATTGTTAAAACTAATGGTCTAGCGATTTTTATTTGCATTGGATTTTCTTCAATTAATTTGGCCACTAGTTCTTCGCCAGAAGTTAATTTAATTGTTACGATGTCTCCAGATGAAACTCCTTTGTTAATTAACATATTGTACCTTTTTTAAATGTTCGTTGAGTTCTGTAAACCCACCTATTAATTTATCATCTAAAAAGATTTGCGGCACTGTTCTTGCAGTTGGTACTGCTTCTAACAATTCTTCTTTGCTATAACCGTCACCAATTTTCTTTTCTTCAAAAGGTATACCTTTGTGTTTCAACAAGGCCTTGGCTTGGTCACAATAGGGGCAGTTGTACTTGCTCCATATAATTGCTTTCATAATATTTCCTTAAAAATTTGGTAGTGCTTCGTAATCAAGAGATTCACTCATTGCCCCAATTACATAATTAGTTGATTCGTTTTCTTGTAGGGCAGTTTGTTTTTTACTTGTATCAGTATGCTTGTTGAACCAAGGGATTGGTGTAGTCTTTGGTGCAGTATTATTATACTTTAGACCAATATCTTTTAGCGCACCCACTGCTGTGTAGTCCACAAAGTCTTTTAAAATGTTAGCGTTAAGACCAATCACTGGGCCTTTGTTAAACAAATAGTCAGCCCAGGCTTTTTCTTCACGGATCACATCCATGTACAGTTGATATACTTCTTGTTCACATTCTTGTTTGGCTTCAGCAAAGCGTGGATCTTCTTTGACCACTTGATTAATCAAATAGGCTGTCCATCCTTTGTGTAGTAATTCATCTTGCAAGATCAACTGAATAATATTGCCGTTACCAATAAAGATCTTGTTCTCCACCATTGCTAAACTAGTAGCAAAACTAACCATAAAGCGGAAAGCTTCTAGTGCATAGCTGGCATGTAAAGCCATCCAAATTGCACGAACATGCTCTTTTTCAGTAACTGTCTCACCTAACTGTTTACGGCAGTTGACCACATGCAATGCTTCGTAATAGTCACCTACACTGGAAGCCATGTCAATAATTTCTTTAGTATCATGAATTGTGTTGAACACATCCTTAGGTACATTATAAATGTTACGAATAATATGACTGTAGCTCTTACTATGAATATTTGTTTCAAAGAAAGTCCAGTTGTATACAAGTGCTTCTAGTTCTGGCAAGCTAACCACTGGCATAAAGATTTGACTTGGTCCACGTCCTTGTAAACTATCCAATGCTGTTTGTCTTAACAAGTTACTGGTAAAGATGTGTTTAACTGCATCACTGGCATCTTTAAAATCGTTAGCATCTTTACTAAGACTAATCTCTTCTGGTTGCCAAAAGAAGCCACGTGCAGTAGCTTCAAAGTCTGCAATCTTTTTATACTTTACTTCTTCAAAACGTTGGATAGTAACTGGACCAGCTGGGTCAAGAAACATCTTACGATTGAGGTAATCTGTTTTTGTGTTTAAGTTATATTGTTGTTTACTCATTATAGCTTACATGCCTCACAGTCATCTTCTAATTCCTCTAGTTGGTGTCCGTTATAGTGTACCTCAACTGGAGTAGGCTCAGCGGCTGACTTGGATCCTTGCTTGTTGATCAAACTGTAGTAGAATGTTTTTAATCCCCATATGTGTGCTTGCATCAAGTTCTTAGCAATCAATGTAGTTGGTACTTTGCGATCTGCAAAGTGTGCGGGATTATAGAATGTGTTAGTGCTGATACTTTGATCCACATAGGCCGCAAGCACTGCCGCAGTTTTCAAATAGCCATCACAGTCCTTTTGATCCCACATAAGTTGATACTTGTTTTTCAATCTATGATACTCAGGAACAACTTGAATAAATGATCCAGCTTTTGATTCCTTTACACTGATAAGACTCATTGGCATTTCAATACCATTGGTACTGTTAATCACAACTGAACTTGATTCAACTGGAGCAATGGCCATTAGTGTGGCATTGCGTACACCATATTGCTTCATGTTACCACGTAGTGTTTCCCAGTCCAATTCAGGAGTAAAGTCTGCCAATTGATTTGCACCATCAGCACGTAGTTCCCATGGAAAAACTCCTTGTCCATAACGTGTGTGTTCACTGTGTGTACATGCGCCACGTTCCTTGGCCAGTTCTACTGTGGCTTCTGTTAGATAGTATGCTTGATGTTCCATCCAGCTCTTAACATCTTGTAGTGCATCTTTCTCACCATACTGGTAGCTACGTTTGGCATGCCAGTAGGCCAAGTTAGTGACTCCAATGCCCAACGGTGATATTTCATCATTGCTTAGTTTGCTTTGTATGCTTAGAAAATCTTGGTAATCAAGTATGTTGCATAGACTGCGCTGTAAAATGCGGCAAGCACGGCGCATGTCTTCTGGATTACGGAATGCTCCCCAGTTGATTGAGCCGAGTGTGCAAAGAGCAATACGGCCAGTATCATCATCAAGACGTTTAAAAGATTTTGTAGGTAATAGTATTTCACAGCAAAGGTTACTCTGGTAAATTGTATGATACGCAGGATCAAATGGTCCTTGATTTTGTACGTTGTCAATGAACACAAGATAGATACGTCCGGTGTCAGTACGTTCTTTTAGTATGCCACTTTTAAAGACTTCTTCGGCACTCATAGTCTTAGTACGTAAGTCTTTACGTTTTTCATATTTTACATACAACTCTTCAAACAGTTTGATATTGTTGTAGAACGCTTCATACAAGTCAGGCACTTCATTAGGATCAAAGAATGTTATGTCTTCTTTGTTTTTAAATCGTCTCCAGAAGAAAGCACTAAGCACAACCCCATAATCCATATGACGGACTCGGGTTTCTTCTGTTCCTTGGTTGTTCTTAAGAACAATAAGGTCATCAAACTGATGATGCCAAATAGGATAGAATACAGTAGCACTAGCATTGCGAATACCTCCTTGTGAACATGAACGCAAATCTCCAAACCATTTCTTTAAGAATGGTATCATACCTGTGTGCATGATCTCACCGCCACGGATGGGACTGCCCAATGGACGTAGGCGGCCAATCTCCAAACCAATGCCAGCACGTTTGCTGGCATACTTGGCCATCATTTCCCCACTAGCAAATATGGAGTCAAGATCGTCATCACTGCGTATGAGTACACAACTGCTAAACTGCTTAGTAGGAGTACCAAGACCAGCCAACACAGGAGTAGCGAGAGTAAATAATCCATCACTTGCCGCATTGTAGTATTCCTTTATATAACGCATCCTTGCGCTGTTAGGTTCTTCTTTGTGAAATACAGTGGCCGCGGCAATGATATAACGCACTTGTGGTGTTTCATAAATTTCTTTTGTTGCACGATTGCGTACTAGGTATTTTTCAATTAGCTGTTCAATGGCCGCATAGCCGTACTCTTCATCTTTGTCATGATCCAGCATGTCATCCATTTTGTTCCAGTCGTCTTCACTATACCAAGTAAGTAGCTCTGGTGTGTAAAGACCAACGTCAACATTCCGTTTCACAATAGAAAAAAGGTTTGGTGGTACAAATGTTCCGTATACATCTTTACGCAACATGCTAAGTCTTTGTTTACCAGCAACATACTGATAATTCGTATGCCCCACGTCTGGGTTTGACTCCACGTCAATAAGGTCCACAATAGCACGTAGAGTTATCTCGTCAATTTCTCTAGTTGAAATGCCATCGTAAAAATGTGGCTGAGCTTTGATTTCAATCATTGACTGGCTAACATCAGCAATGCCCTTACATATCTTTGCTACCTGTGTTTGCCACTTTTCTAAGGTTAGTATTTCTTGAGTTCCATTTCTTTTTATTACCGTTATTTTATTCATAGTTGGTTTTTGCTTTTATTATCTTAATTAACATTTTCATTGATCGATTAGAAAGTATTTAGTGGTGGCGGTAGAACAGCAAAAAATTGTTGAATCACAACGGTTTACTGCGGTTTAGTTGTTGGTTTTTAAACAGCAGATCCATATCTTCACCACACAACAAATAATATACTATTTTTTGGGTAGTGTCAATAATCTTGAGCATTAACTCACTGCTTTGTAGGAATAAATGAAAGTGCCGTTGTCAGCTACTGAAGTATTTTTATATGATACTTTAATGGCATCAAGAGTTGAGTTGCCATCTGAGTCTACCATTTCAGCTTTGAACTCTAAATTGGCTTCACCAGTTGTGCCCACGAACTCATATTCGTCTACTAGTTGAATTCCATTGTGAAGTTTATCAACTGCAATGAATATTTTTCCCTTTCTCATTCTAGAGAAGTTTGCACTTTGGTAAACATAATCAATTTCATAACCAATAGTGTTGGCAATTGGCAGTCTAAACAACGTAATGAAATCGTTTGTTTGTCCAATTGCCAGTTGGCGTGTAATAACATTTGAAAATGTTGTCTTGCCAATTACTTCTCCAATGTATGGGGTAGTTAAATTTATTGAGGCTAGACTTGCGGCACGATCAAAAATATCCTGTGATGAAAAGTTTCCAGGGGTATCAAATTCAATAATACCATACAACGGATTAGCAACTCCAGCCGAGTCATTACCAACGTTGGCAAATCTGTTAAAGCTACTGATGTTGTTAGTGCCATTGGCAATTTTAATACCCTGTCTATTAACGTCTTCAAAAATACAATCAGTTATGGTGTTGTTTCTTGGACCAAACTGTTCACCAGCTGATGACAAGTTTGCACCTACACCAAAACTTACGGCCATGTGTAAACTTTTAAAATTGATCTTGTTAAAGGCATTGTTTTTAATGTCTTGTTTGGCAAAAACTCCATATGATACATTGTTAACACTAACTCCATTAAATTGATTTAGTTCACAGGTAACAACAGAGCTTAATGCATACATGCCAAATCCAATACTGTTTGATTGTATTGCTGTTGATGTGGTCCATATGCCAGTAATACCAATATCTTCAAATACGCTGTTGCGAACACAATTTAATTTAAATCCTGTAACATTGGCGCTGGTAATGCTTAATGAAAATCCTTTCATTGAAACATATTTAGGTTGAGTGGAATTAGTAAAACTTGCTATTGTAGTTACTGGGTTACCTATAGTTGATGTGTCATCAATAAATTCAAATGCTGATCCAGTGCCAGTGTATCTAATTATAGTGCGTCCTTGACCAGCACCAACAATACTTGCATAACTTGGAATGTAAACTGTACTTGATAAAGTGTACACACCAGGCCCTAACTCTAGTGTAAAGCGTCCTTGATACAAGCCAACTGTGGCCGGGTTCAAATATAATTGATTAACGGCTCTTTGAAATGCCGCAGTGTCATTATTGCTACCCTCGTCACCTACTGCACCAAATGCCGCAATACTCACTCGTTCATCAAGTCTTTCTTGAATAGTTCTAACGATTGGATAGTTGCTATCTGATCCTGTTTGTATTGTGGGATCGTTTTGTTTGTATTGATACTGTTCAAAAAGATCTAGGATATTATCGTTTGTTGTTAATATTTTACTATTACCAACATAGGGCGAGCCTTCAGAGACACTACCATTCCCAATGAACAATTCTTGTGTGTCTACGGCCCACGCAAGTTCGCCACTAGCAAGTTGTGGTAACCCTGTACCAGTATTTTTTTGCCCTCTACGGACCTGAATTCGACTTATTTGGACTACAGCCATGAGAATATCCTCTTATAAGATATTTAGCTGTTTTCTCGGTAGTACTGCTCCACTCGTTTGAGCCATTGCTCTGACCAATAGTCAAAGTCCGTTGGTTCAAGGATAAACTCCTGATACTCATAATCCTTGCTACACATTAAAATAACGCCCTTGCGTATGTTTGTTTTGTGTATTTCGTTGTGGGCCATTGCATAGGCTGTTAGTTGCAGAAAGTAATCGCCAATATACTCTAGCTTCTTTTGC